TCACTAATGTTACTAAAGCAGAACTTCCAACAGATACAGAAGATAGTGTTTACCGTTCTATAGTTGGTAATACTTACTATTGGGTTGATTCTCATGATGATGTACACGTTAAAGGTTGTTTCACTAAATCTATTCAAGAAAATAAACCGTTCTTTCTAAAAGATCACGAATTTAAAACAGGTTCTAAAATTGGTGAGTTCCTGCAAACTAAAGAAGTTATTGTTGAGTGGAAAGATTTAGGAGTTGAAATAGAAGGCTCTACTATATCTTTAGTTCATGACGCAGAAATAAAAAGAGAATACAACGAAAGTTTATTTGTTCAATATAAAGAGAATAAGATAAATCAGCACAGCGTAGGAATGATTTACGTTAAAATTGATTTGGCTTATGATGATCCAAGCGACAAAGAAGCGTTTGCTTTATACTCTAAAATACTTCCTGAACTTGGAAACATGGAAGAGGCAAAGGAAAAAGGATTCTTTTTTGTAGTTTCAGAAGCTAAGTTGCAAGAAACAAGCGCAGTTTTAAGAGGTTCTAACTCCTTGACTGGAGTACTTGAAAATTCAGAAAATAAAGAAGAGCAAATAATTAAACTAATCAAAGAACTTGGAGATATAGAAAAAATTGATAATATTTGTGATAAGATAAAAGAAACTTATAAAAGTGAGCCGTTAGAAAATGACACTCAAACACGTAAGCCTTCAATATTTGACAATTTAATATAATAATTTAAAAATTAAGAAATGAAAAATTTTAAAGAGTTCCTGATTGAAGAAGGAATAAGCGAAGAAACATTCAAAGGAATGGATTTCGAAGCGCAGTTTGGTGTACATGATAAATTTAACGATACTTTCAGATCAAAGATTTCTGAATTAGAAGCAGGTTCTGCAACTAAAGAAGAGATTATTGGAGTAAGAAAAGAGTTATTTGACGCTATCGAAAAACAAGTTGAATCTACAAAAGAAATTTTGAAGGCTCAAGGTTTAGCAATCAAAAAAGTAGATAGAAGAGAAGATTCTTCTTTACCTTTCATTGATCAAGTAAAAGCTTCTTTGGTTTCTAATAAAGAAAAGCTTGAAGATTTAGCTTCTAGAGATAAATCTAAATCTAAGGATGGAGAATTTAGCTTTGTAGTTAAAGCAGTAGGAGATATTACAAGCGCAAACATTAGCGGTGGTAATGTACCATTGGAGCAAAGAATTGCAGGAGTTGATGGATTTGTTAAAAGAGCGCCAAGATTACTAGATTTAGTAACTAGAGCATCTGCAACTTCTAATTTAATTTCGTGGGTATCTAAAGCAAGTGCAGAAGGTGCAGCAGGACAAACTGCAGAAGGTACAGCAAAAAATCAAATTGATTTTAATTTAGTTGTAAGTTCTGAAGCGGTTAAAAAGACAACTGCTTACGTTAAAGTATCAACTGAAATGTTAGACGATGTAGATTTTATTGCTTCTGAAATCAATAACGAATTGATGGTAGAGGTGATGTTAGCTGTAGAAGGACAGGTTTACTCAGGAGATGGAACAGGTCAAAACTTGAACGGTGTTAGAACACAGGCGTCAGTATTTGCACCAAGCGCAGAATTTACTGGAACAGTTGATAATGCAAATAATATTGATGTATTAGTAGCAGCAGTTGATCAGATTGAAGCGGTTAATCAACCACAACCTTCAGCTGTATTAATGCACCCTACAGACGTTAATATCTTAAAAGCAACTAAAGTAAGTGCTACAGATAAGAGATATGTTGATAGATTAGTAAGCGTTGCAGGTTCTTTAGAGTTAGATGGTATTCCAATTATCAAAACTACTTTAGTAACTAAAGGCGAATACTTAATAGGATTCTTTCCTTTTGATACAGTTTACCAACAAGATGGTATTTCTATTGACATAGGATTAGACGGAAACGATTTCACTAACAACATGCGTACTATATTAGCAGAATGGAGAGGTTTAAACCTTATCAAAACTAATAAATTACCTGCATTTGTTAGAGGTGTGTTTGCAACTGATAAAGCAGTTTTAGAAACAGCTTAATAATTTAATAATAATTAGAGGGCGTTATTAATTTAGCGCCCTTTTTTTTTAACTAAAATTTTATACAATGGCAAAGAAAGTAAAAGAACCAACTGCTAAAATAATTAAAGAAGTAGTAAAAGAAATAATTAAAAAGCCAGTAATAGGAAAGAAAATTAGTTGTTCAGTAGCTGAAGGAAAAGGTGTTTATTTTGGTTGTGATAAAATCAAAGATGGTTATAAGTTAAGCCTACCTTTATCAACTTACAGAGAACTATTAGCTTTAAAATACGTTAACGATATATAATTTATACTAAATAATTATTAAAGAACCTCTAAATTATTAGGGGTTTTTTTGTATTTTTAAAATATGGCTACAATTACGTTACAAAAAAAGGGCGCTGATTTACTTTATAGTAGAAACGGCACACCCTCAGATACTAGAATAAGTTTATTTGATATTGAGTTTACTATTTCTCCTGCTTCTAATACATTAGTATTTTTAAGTAATGGATCTATTATAGATTTCAATAATGATACGGTTACAGGATTAGCAACTGCAGAGGCTGTAGGGGATCAAATAGGTACATGGGTTAAAGAAGCTAATACAGGAGTTTAAATATAGAATTATGGCAGTTAAGACATTTACGCCAATAGGCGGTTTATTAAGATTTACAGAAGTAGGAGTAGTTTTGAAATACTACAATATGAACAGACTACAAATTACAACTGAAGGTAATTATGTTTCTTTTCCTGATGGTAATAAATACCTATACAACGACTCAGAACTTACAAATACTTTCGCAAGTGTGGAAGCGTTTGCTGATCAAGTAGGTACATGGAAGAAAGAAGGTCAAGCAAGTTCAGGAGGTGGAGCAGATGCAAATGCTGTTCATGTTAATATAGCTGCTGAAATTTCAGCGATTACTTCCAAAGGTACACCAACTACAAACGACTTCTTACTGATAGAAGATGCAGCAGACAGTAACAATAAAAAGAAAATTACTATAGGCTCTATTCCTTCAGCTGCAGATTCAACTGCTATTCATAACAATATAGCAAACGAAATTACAGCAATTACTGCTAAAACTTCACTTGTTAATGCAGATGAAATACTAATAGAAGATAGTCAAGCAGGATTTATTAAAAAATCAGTTACTTTTCAAGACCTTACAAAGGTAAAACTTCAAGAAGCAACTTCTGTAGCAACTTTAAATATTGATACTAATTTAATAGATCAAGCAATATTAACGGCTCAGGCTGTAGCCTTAACAATTGGAGCGCCAACTGGAGGACTTACAAACGGTAAAAAGTTAATTATTAGAATTAAAGATGATGGTACAGCTAGAGCGATAACTTTTAATGCTGTATTTAGAGCAATAGGTGTAACGCTACCAACTACAACAGTAGCAAGTAAAACAACTTATTTAGGTCTTGTATATAACTCTACTAATACTAAATGGGATATTTTAGCAGTAAAAACAGAAGCTTAAAACTATAAACAATGAATATAATTATAAGTAAAATAGAACTAGAAGGAACGGATAATTTAAACTATTCAGATGTTGGATTTACTACAGATGTTAATGTAGCAAATGAAATTAATGAAGGTTTTGATTCTACATTAGGGACTTTTTTAGGAGAAAACAGAACTAAGTTGCAACTTGGAGAAGTAAGTGTAGGCGCTTTCTTTAGCGGTGTTTCTTATGTTAATGAAGCGAGAACAGAAGTAACAGATGTAAACGGCTTAAACCTTACAGAAATAACTAATGTAAACCAATTGTAAATGTCAGCACCAATTAAAGGAACTGCAACAAGTGCAAACCCTACACCGGGCGCAAACTTTAAAAGTCAGAACCATAACCAAAACACAGGTAGCGATGGTTTTATTGTTGCAATGTTTACAATGTCCAACGCGCGAACATATACGGGCTGTACTTATGGAGGTGTTGCAATGACGCAACTTTATCAAATAAATAGAGGCGGTTTATCTCAAAGAATGGTTTTTTATTATTTAGCAAATCCACCAACGGGAACAAATGCCTTACGTGTAAATTTTAACGGCTCCGTATGGAATCCTATTTCCATGCACATAAGAAGTTTTACAAGCTGCGATGGAATTGGAAGTAATGCTAATACTGGAGGTACTGCAA